ATTTATGTTTCAGAGTCTTACGCAAGAAGATATTTTAAGGATACCTTTATTCTGTAGGTGATTTTGTTTGTTAATTTTTTTTCTTTGTATATTTGGGTAAACGAATAAGCAATGCTAGAAAAAGCCGAGCAAACGTATTCTGATTATCCAGAGGCGGTTAGAAATAACGCTAAGAGAGTTTTGAAATACGTTGATGAAAATGGCTGGGGACCTTGTGGAACTCCCGTAGGAAAACAAAGAGCCAACCAGCTAGCAAATGGCGAGCCTGTATCAGTTGACACTATTAAGCGGATGTATTCGTATTTAAGTCGTCATGAAGTTGACTTAGAAACTTCAACGTCTTATGGAGAAGGATGCGGATTGCTTATGTACGATGCTTGGGGGGGTAGGGCTGCTTTGACTTGGAGCAGAAATAAATTAAAAGAATTAGAAAAGACTAGCGATATGGGTTTTGTAAAAAAAGGATTGAACCAAGGCTTTCAAGATGCCGATATGAAGCAAGGAGTTGTTTCTGGATACTTTGCTGTTTTCGGTAACAAGGACCTTGATGGCGATATTATTGAGCCAGGAGCGTTTACCAAGACAATTATGGAGCGCGGCCCACAAGGAAAGCAATTAATCAAGTATTTGCTAGACCACGATAAAAACAAGGTTGTCGCAAAAATCACCAATCTTTACGAAGACAATAAAGGCTTGCGTTACGAGGCTAAAATTGGTAGCCACGCAGCTGGGCAAGACTTTCAGAAAATGATTGAAAGCGAACTTATAAACCAGCATTCTTTTGGCTTCAGAACTATTAAAGAGCAGTTTGACCAACAAGCTAAAGCGAACCTAATTAAGGAAGTAATGATGTACGAAGGTAGTGCGGTTCAATTCCTTGGCGCTAACCCTGAAACTACCTTTATTGACCTTAAAAGCGAATCGGATGCATTCGAGTATCTTTCAAGACTTGAGAAGTTTGTAAAGACTTCAGATGCAACCGATGAAACACTTGAAAAACTAGAAAATCAACTCAAATCACTTTTGGAGTTTCTAAAGCCAGCTGATCCTACTTTGGAAGAGAAGAAAGCCGAGGCGGTCGAAATAATAACAATTAACGAACTAAAAAAAGAATTAGAAAAATGGAAAATCTAACAATTGATGCCGTAAAAGCGGTAATCGCAGAAGCTGGCGAAGCTCTTAAGGCTAAAGCTAGCAACGCCGAAGTAAAAGCCAATGAGGCTTTCGAAAAGGCAGAATCTTTGTTGAAATCTCTTAGCGGTGTAGTAACCAAAGAAGAGGCAGCTGAAATGCAAAAGCAACTTGACAAATTGGATATTGCTTTGCAAAAGAATGCAGTTGAGAAAGAAGTAAATGCAGAAGATTTCAAAACCGCATTTATGAAGGCTTACGCTCCAGTAAAAGCAGAAATCGAAAGATTGAAGTCTGAGCCTAACGCTCGTCTAAAGGCTCCTTTGGTATTCGAAATCAGCGAGAAGGCAGTAGGAACAATTACTTTGGCTTCTACAATCGCTAACGAAGCATCTTCAGGACAAGTTACTATCTCTGAATTCACTGGTGTTGTTTCTCCAATCCGTCAGCGTTTGTTGACTTACTTGGCTAACGCTTCTGTTGGTGCAATCGGAACTCAGTACGCAGTATGGGTTGAAGAATACGATCAGGAGGGAACTCCAGTAATGATTGGCGAAGGTGTTGAGAAGACTCAAATCGATGTACAATACAAGGAGCAGAGAGCTAAAGTTGAGAAGATTGGTGTACACATGAAAGTTTCCATGGAAATGTTGGAAGATGCCGCTTATTTGGCTTCTTACATCCAATCCAATGGAGTTAAGCGTGTTGAGACTGTAATTGAAAACCAACTATTCACTGGTAACGGTACTTCTCCTCAGCTTGCTGGTTTGCTTTCTAAGTCTACCACTTTCACTGGTTCTACAATGGCTGGTAAAGTTGAGGCTGCTACTAACTGGGATGTTATTCACGGAATCATCGCTCAAGTAAGAGCTGCAAACGGAACCGCTACTGGCGTATTCGTTGAGACTGGACAGTATCACGTAATGCTTTCTGAGAAGGATGCAGACAAGCAGTATATCCTACCAGCTGGCGTTACTTTCAACGCACAAGGCGGAATCAATGCTTGGGGAGTTCAAATCATCCCAACTAACGCTTTGACTGGAACTGCTGCTGATTTCGTAGGTGGTGACCTTTCTGCAATCAACGTACGTTTGAGAAGCGGTTTGCAAGTTGCAATTGGTGAGTCTGGTGACGACTTCATTGACAACTTGAAGACTGTAAGAATCGAGCAGCGTTTGGTTCAGTTTATCTCTGCTAACGATACTCCTTGCCTTGTTAAAGGTGTATTTGCAACTGCAAAGGCTCTTCTTGAGACTACTTAATATTCTGTTTGTGTTTTGTGTTTAGTGTTAAAAGGGCGGGAATTTTTCCCGCCTTTTTTTGTTTAAAGCGTTATAAATCATTTACTTTAAAAATAAATTATAAGATATGGCAGATTTTACAATGTGTAAGCCACAAAGATGCAAGTTGAAACTTACTTGCGAGCGTTACACAGCTAAGGCTAGCGAGATGCAAATTTATTTCAATCAAGAGCCAAGCAATCAGGACGGGACAAAATGCGAAATGTATTTTAAGAAAAATTGTAAGCCTTGCGGCGAAATTTAAACAACTAAATATGAATATTACTGAAGACGATTTCTTAAAAGCTGAAATCGAAAATTTCAATTTAACATTTGAAAATCCAGACTTTGTTGCGCTTGCTCAAGAAGTTGCCGACTACTGCAAAAAGTTTAAGGCTCAAACCTTTTTAGACTTCGGTTGTGGGACTGGAGTTTATTCTGAAGTTATGCGACAAAATGGTTTTGACATTACCGCCCAAGACATATTCAAATCACATCGAGACTACTGCAAAGCCAATTACCCAAAGTTAAAGGTATTGCAAAAGCCAAAGCAAGCAGACTTTATGTTGTGGATTGAAGTTGCCGAACACATGAGCGATGAGGAAATATCAAAGGCTTTAAATGCAGTTAATCCAAATTATATTCTGTTTTCTTCAACACATGAAACAACAGATTTTGATGCTGATTGGGGACACATAAACATAAAGCAAGAAAAGGAGTGGATTGCAATGTTTAAAACATTAGGTTATAAGTTAATTGAAAAGCCAAAAACACCTACACAATGGGCGCTTACGTTCCAAAAAATTTAATTTACTTCATTTATTACGGCGGAAAGATTACGCATTACCACAGGCTTAATTTAGCGTATTTAAACAAGTACTGGCATTTGTTTGATGGGCAAAAGGTCGTAAAGGTTGCGATTGATTTGGGATACAACGCTAAGCCAATAATGGAGCTATTGCCAAAAGATTGCAAAGTGGAATTTGTCGAAAATAATAGGACATTTGGCGAAGCAGTACACTTCACCGATTCAATTAATCGAGTTAATGGCGGAATTACCTTTTATGGCCATTGTAAAGGCGTTTCTAGGCCTGTAATGCGTGGATTAGATAAATGGATTGCCCATTTATATGAAGGCAATTTAAACTCAATTCCTGACCTCTCAGATAAGCTATTCTCCAGCGTTTGCGGTAAGCTTTTGCCTTGCCCTCCATACGTTCCGCAAGACTTTCATTACTCAGGCTCTTTCTATTGGTTTAACACCGACAAAGTAAAAGCAAGGCTCAAAGAAATGCCAATGGATAGGTATTTAAGCGAACGATTCCCAGCGGTAATTGCAAAAGAAAGCGAGTGCATATTTAATTACCCAAGCTTTAATAAGAATTTAAATTATTACGACGAACGAACGTGGGCGAGACTTTAAAGATATTTTATTCAAACCCGTTTAGCTTAGATAAAAATATAGGTAAAGCTTACAACCAATATTTGTCGAGCCTAAACGCAAATGATGAGGATTGGATTGTAATGCAAGACGGCGACATTCTTTATTTAACGCCCGATTGGGGCAAAAGAATACACGATGCATTGTCTCTAGATGGAGACAAGTTTGGTTTGGTTGGATGCTACACTAATAGGTTAAGAAGCAAGCACCAATTGCACAATAAAGAGTTTAGTTACGACTTGAACGTAAAAAATCATTATGAGATAGCCAAAACGTACGAGGGGGGTGGGGTGCAAGAAATCAAAGAGTACATCGCTGGATTTTTTATGTGTTTCCAATACAAGACTTGGAACAAAATTAAATTTGACGAAAATACATTGGCTTTTGATTCTTTGTTTTCGATGAGAGTAAAAGAGCTTGGCTTAAAGATTGGTTTAATCCGTTCGCTTTACGTTTTCCATAGTTATCGACTTTGGGCGGACGTTGACCCGTGGAATGAGAAAAAACATTTACAAAAATAATTGGTACATTTATGATTAAATTATTGATTGATCTTGCACCATTTGAGAAAGGCGAAGTATTAAGCGTAGGCAAGACTTACGACACTTACTTGGTTGAGAAAGGGATGGCGGTTTGGGTCAAAGTTGACAAACAAGACTATAAGAAAAAATGAGCGTAGTTAGACCTTTAGACATTGCGTACAATTATCAGGTTGCAACGGAGCCAATTACTTTGGCAGAAGCAAAAGCTTGGTTGCAAATTGATTATAATGATTGGGATAGTTTATTAACTAACCAGTTAATTCCAGCGGCTAGGATTGAATCTGAAAAGGCTAGCGGAATGCTTTATGTTCAACGCAATGTGACTATCTCAAACAACAAGAGAGACGAAAGGATTTATCCAATCGGTCCTTGGGTTGCAGATGTTACTACTGATGAAACCGAAATTGAAAATTACGTTTATTCAGCTGGTTTCAATAACTCAAATCCATTGCCTCAAGACCTAAAGGTTGCAATGCTTAGAAGAATTGCAACGGATTTCGCGTATCGTCAAAACCTTATCACTGTTCAAGAACAATACGCGCAGAAAAATAGCATTACAACTGAGTTGAAATATAGAGCTGACTTATTTGTATGATAAACTTTGGAAAATACGACCAAAAGGTTGAGTTTGTTTCTTTTCAAGCAATTAGCGATGGTGCTGGAGGTACAATTGTAAGTCCAGCAACTTCTTTGTCTACATTTGCGGCGGTTACGCAAAGACGAGCAAATAGCGATATAGAATCTGGAGAATTAGTTTTACCAAGTACATTGGAATTTCGAATTCAATATCGAGTTTCTTTTGTGCCAAGCGAAAATTATCAAATTCTTTACAGAAGCAAGTATTATAAGGTTACTGGCGTACAATTAAATGACCAGAGACAACACAAGGAATATATTATAACAGCTATTGGTGTATGAGCGTAACAATTAAAGGATTTGATAAAACCCTAGCTGATTTAGATAAAAAAGGCGAGGCAATTGTTAATGCAGTTAAAAATACTTTAGCTAGTACGGCTACTGATATTGAATTTCAGGCTAGCATTAATGCACCAACATCGTATCAAATTGGAGATGCGACAATTAATTTAAGTTTTATTCAGCAAAAAATTAACAAAAAAGTTTTTGACAACGGATTATATTGGAATATTGGGTTAGATGTTCCAAGTAATGGAGAACAATGGGAAGCTTGGATGGAGTTTGGAACTGGTTTAAGTGCGCGAGATATTTTATCTAATCCACAATATTCTCAAGAGGTTCGCGATATTGCAAGGCGTTTTTACCGAAATGGTAAAGGTCGTATTATTGGCAAACCTTATCTTATGCCAGCATTTTATAGAAATACTGCTAATTTAGTAGATGATATGGTAAAGGAAATAAATGATGCTATAAAATGAGGGAAATAGCTACCGACATACGTATTGCAATAATAAATGCAATTTCTCCTTTAACGCTTAGTGGAGTTACTTTGCCAGTATACGATACTGAATTACCGCCAAGCATTAACCCAGCCAACTACCAAGGCTCTGCCGCTTACGTGCTAATTACCGATCAAAACGAGGAGGAAACGACAAATAATGATTGTTCTATTAGACAAAATGTAAGTTTTCAAATTAGTATAGTTACAAAGTTTGCTCAAGGTAACGGAGGTAAAAAGCTTTCTGAAAATATTTCTAATGCGATTCAGCAGAAAATGAATTTAAACGATTTAGTTTTTCCAGCTGATTTGCAAGCAATAAACATTCGAAAAA